CGTCGCCACCGTCGCGCCGGGCCAGGGCGTCCGCACCGTCAACGTCTACATGATCAACGTGGCCGCCCCTCTCGGCGTCAACGCCCAGGTCTACCCGCCCGACGTGAGCGACGGCTTCGAGTCGCCTTTCAGCCCGGTCAAGACCTACGAGCTCTCCGACACCCAGACCCTGCGCTTCACGCCCGAGGTCCTGCCAAACACGACCGGACTCTACCGACGGTACTACTTCACCTGCCCGGAGGCCGGCATCCTGGCGCCCGTCCGCGTGCGCTCCGCCGGCGGCCAGGGCTTCGCCGCCCTCAACGTCGACACCGTGGCCCCGACCGGCACCGTGACCCTGGCGCCCGACCTGTCGCTGGCGACGCTCGAAGGGCAGAGCTTCCAGTCCACCTCGCTCCGATACCGGTCGAACAACTCCGCAAGGTATCAGTCGATCCAGCTCTACCCCCACCCGAGCGGGGACCAGGACATCGAGATCAGGGCGGTCGCCGCGGCCCCCCGGCTCTACGAGGACCAGGACGCGCCCATCATGCCGCACGCCTACTGCGAGCTGATCGCCCTGGCGACTCTCGAGGCCCTGACCTTGAAGCTCAACAATGCGGCGCTGAGCCAGGTCTACGCCCGCAAGAAGGCCGTCATGTTCCAGGGGATGGAGCAGGCCTACCTCAAGCTGGCCCCCCGGCGCTTCGTCCGCGGCGGCGGCGTCGCCGAGCTCTACAGCCCGAACCCCTTCGGACCGCTCCGCTTCACCCCCTGAGGACGACAATGCAGGCCCCATCGACCTTCCAGTCGCAGACCGCAGGCGGCGTCGAGACCTCGCTGCCCCAGAACCCCAGCAACGCGGGGGTGGCCCAGAACCTCGTGACCGACCGGGCGACCGGCGGCCTCTCGACGCGCCTCGGCTACGAGCCCTACATCGTCAACGCGACCAGCTGGGCGCCGTTTGGCACCTGCGGCCCGGTCTCCAGCCTGCACGTCGACCAGGGCCTCTCGGCCGGCGCGCGGCAGCACATCCTCTTCGAGGAGCGCGGGAACCTGCACCTGCTCTACGAGGCGGCCGGCACCGACGTCGTGCGCACCCTGCAGACCGGTCGGAACATCCCGGCCCCTGACGAGGCGGGCAGCTGGTACACCTCGACCCCGGCCGGCGTCGTGATCACCAACGGCAAGGACCGGCCGGTCATCGTCAAGGCCTGGCCCCTGGGCGACGCCGCCGAGAGCGCGTCAACCATCGCGAGCTGCCTCCGCCCCTTCGGCTTCGAGGGCGCGCCGCGGCCGCCCAGTGCCCGCCAGGTGCGGCCGCTCGACCCGGCTGGCCCTGGGCCCACCATCGCGGGCGGCAGCGGCGGGACGACCCTCTGGTGCCCTGCGCAGGGGTCGGCGATCCCCGACGGCGGCAGGTGGGGGCTCGGCTCCAGCAACAACAGCGCAGGCAGCGCCGGCGACGAGCCGGCGATCTACGGCTGGGCCGTGAGCTTCGTCTCGGCCTCGGGCTCTGAGGGGCCGCTCTCGGGCCTGGGCTCGACCACCTGGGGCCTGCCGGCGAACGCGGTCGGTTTCACCTACGCCGTGGCGGTCGAGATCCCGACCGGGCCGCCCGGCACCGTGGCCCGCAAGATCTACCGCACGGCCAACTACGCCACCGGCGCGCCGGCCCAGGGCGACGACACGCTCTACTTCGTCGAGCTCATCCGGAACAACGTCGACACGCTCTACTTCGACGCGAACCGCACGTCGGCGCTCGGTGCGCCCGCCCCGGCCCCGCCCTTGATCGCCCTGCCCTCGGTGCGCCCCCGGTTCTCTGCGCTCCACCGCAGTCGGCTCTGGCTCGACGGCGGGGAAAGCGAGGCCACCACGCTGTTCTACAGCGAGGCAGGCCTGATCGAGCAGTTCGCCGCCGACGCCTTCATCACGCTGAGCAGCGAGGGCGGCCCCATCACCGGCCTGTTCCCGCTCTACCAGAACCTGCTCGTGTTCCGCGAGAGGTCCATCGACATCATCCAGCAGAACCAAGACGGCAGCTTCTCGGTCTCGCCGCTCAGCTCCAGCGTGACCTGCCGGGCGCCCCACTCCATCGCCGCGGTGCCTGGCCTGGGCGTCGTGTTCCTCGCCATCGACGGCGTCTACGCCGTGACCGGCGGTCTCGAGGGCGGCGCGGTGTCCGAGCTGGTCAACGTCGGCGCCCAGATCGAGGGCCTCCTTGAGCGGGTGACCCCTGACTGCGCAGCGAAGGCCTGGGCCAACTTCAGCGCCGCGACGCGCGAGTACCTGCTGCACGTCCCGACCGACGGCAGCGACCGGCCCGAGCTGGGGCTCGTGCTGCACGTCGACCGGCTCGCCACCCAGCAGGCCGGGCTCTCGCCCTGGACCACGCGGGAGGGGTTCCCGGTCGGCTGCCTCGCCACCCTCTACGACGGCACCGTGATCTTCGGGCACCACACCGGCGGCCAGACCGGCGGGTCCGAGAGCCAGCGGGGCCTCTTCGTGATCAGCGGCAAGCGGGCCCTGGGCAAGGCCTACATCGACGACGCGCTCAAGTACACGGCGCCACCCACCTCGATCTGGCGCAGCGCCTGGATGGCGTTCGGCGACGCGCAGTACCAGAAGCAGGTGCAGGGCGTCGTTCTCTGGGTGCTGACGACCGGCGCTCCCAAGATCACGATGCGCCACTACAAGGACTTCTCGCTGACGCCCATCATCGAGCGCACCTACGTCGCCCAGCCGCCCGACGCCAAGCCCCTGCCGGAGCTGGACAAGGCCGTGCTGGGGGCGAGCGCGACGACCTTCCAAGACGCCCGGCTCGTGCCGCTGCGCTTCTCGGTCGCGCACCAGGGCGCCGCGTGGTGGGCGTTCGGCTTCGAGACCACCGACGACCTCGTGCTGGTCGGCTTCGAGGTGGACTTCGTGCAGAGCTCGACCAAGGTGATCCAGGGGGTGCGCGCATGAAGCGCTGGACCATGTTTGAGGCGACCTCTGGGGCGGCCGTCACGCCCGACGAGGTCAACACCGAGATGCGCTCCCAGCAGAGCAGCGCCACCTCCATCGACCGGGCGCAGCTCCCGGCGGCCTTCGTCTCGCCCCCGAGCTTGGTGCCGAACGCGATCCACCAGGTCTGGGCCGACGCCGCCTTCCCTGTGGGCGGGGAGCAGCAGGCAGAGCGCGACAGCTCGACCCCGTCGGACGCCTGGATCTCGAGCACGATCCAAGTCTCCAGCGGCTCGTGGTTCACGGTCCACTCCTCGCCCCTCGTGCTCTCGGGATTCAAGGGCGGGAACCTGTTCTTTGAGTGGAGCTGCAACGTCTACGCCAACAATATCTTCGCCTTCGGGATCAACGACGGCTTCCCAGGCTCGCCCAACTACGCTCGCCTGCGCGTGGTCATCAACGGCATCGTCGTCGCCGAGCGGCGCGGGGGCCACTACACCCAGACCTCTCGCATCATCGCGAACGCCGACCTCCCGGCCGGCGACCTCAATGTCGAGCTGCAGGTCTTCTTCACGCCGCCCTCGGTTGACGCCGCCGCGACCGAGAACGGGGGAGGCCACGTCGGTTACGGCCACCTCTGGAAGAGCCGCTACTTGGCCATCGCGAGGTACAGATGAGCAGGATCGCAAACCCGCTGGTGCTTGACGGCGACCCCATCAACGCGGCCGCCCTCAACAGCCGGCTCTCTGCCTTCACGCAGGTCGGGACCCTGGACGACGCAAACGTCCGGAGTTCTGCGGTTGACTTGCCGCAGTTTAGCACGACCCGGTTCGTGGCCCCCAGGGTGGCGACGACCGCCATCGGCTTCAACGACTACACCCACAACGCCTTCAACACGGCTGCTGGCCAGACGACGGGCGCGTCCCCGCACGTCGTGAGCGACTCGGGCGGCACCCCGACGGTGCTCTCGCTGGGGTCCGGGTGGCAGGTGACCACCGCCGACGTGCTGCGCGTCTACTTCGACCTCTCGGTCCGGACGGTCTGGAGCGGGTCGAGGCCGTGGACCGGCGGGGCTCTGGTCTACCACTTCAAGAAGCTGGGCGGCGGCGCCAACATCGACGTCAGCAACGGGCACGGCTGCTGGGCCTTCTGGCTCCAGTGGGACGTGACCTCCAGCGCGCTGGTCAACTGGGTCAACACCCCGAACCAGGGCAACTTCAACACCGTCGTGACCGGCACCCGCGGCGGCAACCTGCTCAGCAACTGCGGCTCGACCTCGGTCCAGAGCGCGCTCGAGGAGTACGCCTCGCGCCCCGCCAACGGGGAGTTCGACCAGCGCGTGCTGCCCAGCTTCACGCCCCCGGGCGGCGGCGTCGAGCCGGGCGCAAACTGGACCGCCGTCGACGGCGCCTGGCACCACATCCCGTCGGTCAACTTCACCGTCTATGGCCTCAGGGTCGTGTTCACCGGGCCCCTGGGCGCCTACCACAGCACCGACAACTACCTCGTCAGGAACGACGCGGTGGCCGGTGATGTCGAGCTGCTCTACAATGGCGGCCAGCTCAACGCTTTGCTTATGCGGAGGAGCTGATGTCCTTCTCGCCACCCACCGTCTTCGCCGACGGCACTGTGCTCACCGCCGCCGCGCTCGAAGGCGACTACGAGGCCCTGCGCGTGTACCTCCACCGCGGGATCATCGCCGGCGACCTCAAGACGAGCGCGCCCTGGATCGACACCAAGCACATCCAGCCGCCTGAGCGGAACCCCTTCTCGGGCGTGCAGCACGGCGTGTCCGGGCACCAGGGCGGGCAGTGGGCCGGCGGCGTCGACGTGCGGCTGGCCTTCGCGACGAAGTTCCTCTCGGGCAACGGGCGCCCCGGGAACGACTCGGTCCATGGGCTGCAGCAGACCTCGTTCTCGCTCGCGATCCGCAGGGCGGCCAAGATCTTGTACCACTACTGGTTCGAGGTCGAGAACGGCAAGGACGAGTCGACCGCGCCCTACCAGACGTCCGAAGCCTACCGCTTCGCTTACATCATCCCCTGGGTGGGCAACATCTCGACGGCGCTCTCGGGCTACTCCTTCGCGGCCCAGGAGGTCGGGGCGACCGACTTCGGCCTGCAGTCGACCTACCCCCGCGGGCTGCAGCAGCCGCTGGCGATCCACGGCGGTTATGGGTCGAGGCAGGGCACGCTGGCCTACGACTACAACGCCGTCGGCACCGCCACTTTCGGCCTCGCCGTCCACGGCCTGAGCGACCGGTGCGGCGTCGTAAACTGGGGCGTCAGCATCGAAGCCTTCTACCTCTGAGGTTCACCCGATGGATCCGTTCACTTTGGCTCTTCTGGGGACCGGGATCGCGAAGGCCGGCGCGGGCATCGCGCAAGGCGTCGGCACGGCCCGCGCGGGCAAGAAGATGCAGCTCTCCGACGCCGAGGCGGCCGAGCTTGCCGACCTCGAACGGCGCCGGGCGTCTGGCGATCTCGGGCTGACCGAGCGGCAGCGCGGCGCGCTGGAGCAGCGCTTCCTGACCGAGCAGGCCGGCGTGACCAGGCAGCTCGAGGCCCAGGGCATCCAGCAGGCGGCGGCGCGCGGCGGCGGGGCCTCGGGGCGCGAGCTCTTCCTCGCCGAGCAGGCCCAGGCTGGCGCGCTGCGGGGCACGCGGCAGCAGCAGAACATCGCCGTCGAGCAGCTCAACCAGCAGCAGGCCCAGGCCGACGCGGCGCGCATGGAGGCGCTCAGCGCACAGCGCAAGCAGGCCGAGGCCATGCGGGCGCAGGGCATCGCCCAGGCGGTCACCGGCGGCCTGGCGGGGGCAGCCGAGGTGGCGACGACCGGGCTGGCGCAGGCGCAGCAGGTCAAGATGCAGCAGATCGACGCGGCCGCCCGGGCCGAAGAGACCCAGTCGCTGATCAACCGCTACAACGCCCCCGGCTCGACCGGTGGGTACGGCTTCGGGGCCTTCTCCGGCGCCCAACGAGGAGGCTTCTGATGGCACCCGTTCCTTCCGGCCGAGTCCCCGCCTACCTCGACCAGTACGCTCGGACGCTTGGGGCGGCCTACCGCGTCGAGCAGATCCGCCGTGAGATCGCCAGCGAGCAGGATCAAGTCCGCTACATCGACTCCCTGATCGCCCAGGCCCAGCAGAACGCCGCCGGTCTGGAGGCCGCGCTGCAGGCCCAGCCGCCCGCGTCCCTGGAGACCGCGACCGCCCTGCTCAAGGAGCGCTACGACGCCGAGAGCGCTGCTCGTGGTCGCCGTGCAGGCGAGGGTCTGGCGGCGCGCCGGGCCACGGAGCTCACCGCCGAGGACCGCGCCGCGTTCACGGTCTCGGGCGCAGGGGCTGCGAAGGACCGCCAGGCGGAGATGGCGCGGGTGGCGTCGGCCGCCGAGAAGGCCATCGCAAGCAAGGGCACGACGCCAGAGAAGGCTGCTGCCATCGCAGCTTACGTCGAGCAACAGCTCGGCTCGGACTACGAGGGGCTCGGTCGCATCAAGGGCGCGGTCAAGCGACCCGAGGGCCAGGGCGGCACACGGGCCAAGGCCCCTGGCGTCCGGGCCATGACGCCGCAGGAGGCCGCTCGCGAGGAGACCCTCAACCAGCTCTTCGAGACCACCTACTTCGCTGGACCGAGCGGCATTGTCGGCGGGTTCGACGGCAAGGCGGTCGCCGACGCGCGGGCCCAGACCAAGGCCCCGGCGGGCTCCGGCTTCGCCACCGCCGAGGACGCCTTCGTGGCGGCGCTGGCGTCGCTGGCCAACGGCACCATCGACCGCGAGGACTTCGAGAGCGACGAGGCCTTCAACTACGCCAAGGACGTCTACGCCGACGCCAAGGTGGCCAAGGCCTACCGGAACGACCAGCGCACGGCGTTCGAGCCTGCCGTGCTCTCGGCCCGCCAGCAGGTCGCCGAGCTGCGCCGTCAGCGCGAGCAGGCCGTGGGCTCGACCTACGAGGACCCTGGGCAGGAGGCCATCCGGCGCGAGCTGCGGGCCCGCGGCTACCTCATCGAGGAGGCCGACTCCAAGGACGCCTGGAAGAACGCCTACATCAAGTACCAGAAGACGCCTGACTACGGTGTTTACATCGCTGCGCACGAGCGCGTCCGCGACGCCCTCGCCGCCGACCAGGGCCTCTCGGCCAGCAACCGGATCGAGCAGATCGCCGCCCAGTACGTCGGGATGAAGCTGCGCCGCGGCGACGCCCTCAGCGTGCAGGACCTGCGCGACCAGCTCAAGAGGGTCGGCTACACCGGCAAGCCCGCCGAGGACGCCATCGCCTTCGCCATGGCCTACACCGAGCTGGGCGGCGACAGCCAGTCGCCAGAGCGCCGGGCCCAGCTCAAGGGCCTCGAGGTCGACGCGCAGAAGCAGACCGAGGCGCGCAAGCAGGCCGTCTCCGAGGCGGACGCTGCGCTGGCCCGTGCCCAGGCGGCGGTCGCCAAGCAGGAGGAGGTCGTCGCCGCCCGGGCGCCCGCGCCTGCCCCCACGCCCCCGCCGGCTGCCCCAGGAGCGCGCCCGGCCCAGGGCCCGACCGTTGACCAGCTCAAGGAGCAGAGGCGGGTCTTGGACGAGCGTGCGCGGTCTGGGGCCAGCCGAGAGCTGGAGGGTGAGATGCTCTCTGGCACCAGGGGCCGGATGCTCCCGTCCACGCCCGAGGAGCGCGCGCTGCCCGCTGGTGCCCAGCAGTTGCTCGACATCATCAACCAGGGCGCGGAGGGCTTGTCTGCGCCCGCCCGCGCGCCCGCGCCTCGGGCCCCTGCCCCGCGTGCTCCGGCACCTGCCCCTCGGGCTCCGGCGCCGGCGCCGCGTGCGCCCGCCCCTCGGGCTCCCGCCCCAGTACCGGCCCCGGCCCTCCCGCCCCCCAAGTCCGAGGCTGACCAGCTCAAGGAGCTGCTGCTCAGCAACAAGATCCCCAAAGGAACCGCGCAGTACAAAGCAGCTCTCGACCGCCTTGACGAGCTGGAGGGCCAATGACCCCAGAGGAGCTTGAAGCAGCCCGCGCCGAGCGAGCCCTTGAGCGCGCCCGAGAGGAGCGCCGCAAGGAGCGCGAGCGCGCCCTGCCATTGCCGACCCCGCCGCCTGAGCTGCCGACCTTCAAGGAGCCGGAGACCGAGGCCGAGGCCCAGGCGCGTGAGGCGGAGGCGTCCTACGAGCAGTTCGCCGAGCGCATGCCTGGGCGGGAGCCCGCCGGCGCGCAGATCGAGCGCGCTCGCACGGCCATGGAGTCGGCCCGCCGAGCGACCGAGACCTCGGTGGAGCCGGGGCAGCCCAAGGCTGAGGTGGAGGACCTCAGCTACATGCTGCCGATCTTTCGGCCCACCCGCATCCGACAGCTTCCGGCTGCAGAGGCTGCTGCAGCAACGACGGTCGCGCCGAACGAGGTCGAGAAGATGACCGACAGCCAGCTTCGCACCGCCGCTTTGGCGACCGGTGACGACGCTCGGCTCAAGCAGCTCACCGACGAGATGAAGCGGCGCGAGACCGGGGCGGCCGCCCGCCTGCGCGCCACGCCGACGCCCGAGCTGCAGGCTGGGCAGGCACCCCAGCCGCCGGCTGTGGAGCCCGAGCGGCTCTACAAGGACCCCGAGACCGGCAAGCTGCGCCAGCCGACCGCGTTTGAGGAGGTCGTCGAGGCCTTCGGCAAGCAGCAGGTCCTGTCGCCTGCGGCGGCGCGTGCGGCGTCCGAGCGGATCGCGAAGACCCAGGCCGAGCTGGACCGGCGCGTCGCCAAGGGCGAGGACGTGGGCTGGTTCGAGTTCGCCGGGCCGCTGTTTAGCGGCATCTTGAGCACCGAGGCGGAGGCCGGCGCGGGCACGACCGAGACCGAGCTGGGCGCCGTGATGCGCAGTGGCCTGGGTGCGCTCTCAGCTCTGGCCGCCGAGGGGTACTTCCGCGGGCTCGGCTACGAGGTCGACGCGAGCGGCCTGCCCAAGGACCCGGACGACTTCGGCCTCGCGGTCGCGAACCTGCGTCAACAGATCGGCGTTCCTGACGTGATCTACCCCACGCAGATGATCTCCACGGCGATCTCGAACGTCGTCAAGCCGCTCTCCCCCGCGGCCGCCCAGTCGGTCGAGAACGCGCTCATGTCGATCCCGCAGCTGGCGGTGCCGACTCCTGGTGTCGCCACCCGAGGCACCGAGCGTGGCCCGACCAGCAAGGACCCCGAGGCCCGGCGCCGCGTCTCCGGCATCGAGGTGCCCAGCCTGCTCGAGGACCCCAAGGGCTTCGTGGACGCCGAGGCGAGGCGGATCGCCCGAAACCTCGCGTCTGGGCGCTCCTTCGCCGACGAGTTCCTCGACAGCCCCGCCACGCGCAAGTGGTACGAGAACGTCTACGGCGACGAGGACGCCGCCTTCTGGGGAGGCTCTGTCGCGGACGTTGCCATGCCTGTGGGCCCCGGCACTGCGGCGAAGGTCGGCGGGCTCGTCTCCGACGTGGTGCGCGGATCGACCGTCGCCAAGAAGGCCGCTGGCGCTGTGATCGGCGCGGCCGAGGCCGCTCGCGTGAGGCCTGGGGTGGCTGCCCGTGTGGCCGAGAGCGCTCTCAACCTGCCCGCAAACCTGGCCGCCGTCGCGGTGCCCGGCCGGGCGTCCGATGGGCGCGTCGTGCGCCGCGTGGCCCAGTCGGTGATCGACCGGCTCTCGGTCGACCCCCTGGTCAGGGAGCAGGCCAAGCGCGCCATCAAGCCCACCAGCAACGAGGCGTGGCAGGTGATGGACGACATCGGCCCAGTGCTCGACCCGGCCTACCGCTCGCCCTGGGGTGGCGCGGTCTCGGTCGGCAAGGGCGCCGAGGCCTCGCTGCGCGCGGTGCGCGAGGGGTCCTTCACGCCGGAGCTCAAGCGCTTCTACAGCCAGTTGGTCCGGAACGTGCCTGACGACTTGGTCCTCATCACCGACAACGTGGCGGTGCCCAGGGCCCTGGCCCGCCAGGCGCGCGAGATCGCGATGGAGGGGCGCCGGCTGGCCTCCCAGCGCCCGGTGGACGACGTGATCGACGACCTGACCAAGGCTCGCACCCTGGCCCAGGTTCTCGGCGACACGGCGACTGCCGCCGCCCTGGGCCGCGCCGTGGACAGCGCCACCGCCGCGAAGGCGAAGGGCCAGACCCGGTTCCTCGATGCGGCGACCTCGAAGGAGATCGACGCGATCACCAAGGCGGTGGCTCCGAAGCTCAACCCCAAGCTCGCCACGGCAAACTCGATCCTTCGTGGTCAAGGCCGCCCCACATTCGAGCTTCGATCCGCAGTCTCGTCTCGAAACATCCGAGAGATCGAGGACGCCCTGGGGTCGACGTCCGACCTGGCTCAGCGCCTGCTGCGCCGGACCCCTGCGGGCCGGATGGAGATCGACCCGGCGGTGCTCGACCAGGCGCTCAACGAGCTGGCCAGTCGAGAGGTGCTGCGGCGCCTCCCCCAGCAGGCGCGCTTCACGCGCGACCTGACCGGTGCCCAGCTGTTTCTGCGCGACGCTGGAGGGTTCCTCGACAGCGCGCGCTCGATGACTGCGCGCCGGGCGAGGTCCATCTTCCGGCGTCCGCGCGCTGAGACCGCTGCGTCCATCAAGATCAGGCGCGATCTGGCGGCGGCGTCGTCTGCTGCCATCAAGGCCCTGGGCCGGGAGCTCGAGGAGGAGGCCCGCTTCAAGCGCTCGGTGGACGAGGCCATCGACACGCTCTTCGAGCGCAAGGTCACCGAGCCGCCGCTGGAGGAGCAGTGGCTCAAGGCTCTCGAAGCCCTCTACGGCAACCCCGAGCTGGCCAGGGCGGCCTACAGCCGGGCAGACGCCGCGAACCTCGTCGGCCTCAACTACCCCCCGACCGTGGCGAGCCTCAAGGCCGCCGACCGGGCCGCCGGTGTGGTTCCTGGGGTCAGCCTGTTCCCTGACTACCAGAAGGCTTTGCTGAAGGTCATTCTCGAGGAGGGCGTCCGCAAGGACCTCGCGAAGTCCTACAAGGCGCGCGACCTCGTCGAGGCCGGCTTCGATGAGCTGATGACGGACGCGCTGACGGGGCAGCCTCGGGCCATCGCGGACATCAGCGCGAAGCTGCGCGAGGCCACCCTGGCGCCGGGGCAGGCGAAGACGACCGAGGTCTCGGACTTCACCCCGAACGTCGCCCGGGTGCGTGTGTACGACCCGCTCTCCAGCCAGTACGAGAAGGTCCTCGCCGACTCGGGCGAGGAGTTCGCTCAGTTCGCTGAGACGGTCGAGCCGCGCATGCGGATGCCTCTGCTCGAGGCTGCGAAGTCGGCGGTCGAGTTCCTCGGGACGACCGGCGGACGAAACATCTACCTCAAGCAGAAGTACGGGTATGTCCTGCCGAACATCCCGTATGTTGCCGGCAAGGTGGTGTTCCCCGTAGTGATGAGCCTCGTG